AAAGGGTGACGCGCCATTCTGGGGGTTACGAATAAGAGTAACCTGTCTGAAGTCATTACCAACTGTTAAGTCTACGTTGTCTGTTCCACCAATTTGTGTATTAAGAGCAACAAAGAATGCACCAAGTTCCTTAACGGGTTGTACCCCATGTCCCGTGTGAGGAGCAAGAACTGCTCTTGCAGCTGCATCGCCAGAACTAAAAGTAATATCAGCTACTGTATAGTTTGTGCCTTTAGCTGTTATAGCAATAGAAGCAACGGTTTGATTTGAACCGGTTCCTGACATAGTAGCTGTAGCTGTAGCACCAGTACCATCACCACTAATAATAACATCAGGAGTGCTTGAATAAGTACCACCAGCTGTGACTTCTACTCTCTCAATACCTGCAGCAGTACCGAGTTCTTTAGAAGCTTTTTGATTTAAGTATTGGGCATAATCGGCTTCTGATAAGTCATCTGCAGCAGCTGCATCGTTCAGATATAAAACACCAGTATCAGCGTCAATATTCGATACAGTTTTAACCGGCAGATATGAAGTGGTTAAGAATTTCTCTGCATCTGCAACAGAAACAGTATACATATACTTCCATGTGAACCCATCGGATTCAGCAGTTGGATCAGTAAGTGTTTGTGTCGGTTGAATAGTAGAACCAGAAGTTCCAGCTACGATACATTTATAAACTTTAAATTCCGAAGTAACAACATAGAACTTCTTATCATAGATTGCGGCATCGTCCGAATCCCAGGCAACGTATTGTACTGCCGCTGTCCATGTATGTCTTGGGACAATATGAGAGATGTCATTTACTCCAATAAGTTTTAGACCTATGAGGTTCTGATGTGCTTCTCCCAAAGTATCCAAAGCATCAACTGGAACTGTTGGTGTAGTGTCGGTAGTATCTGACAGGGTATTAGACCACACATCAGGTTTTCCGATACCTACGTAAACAGATGTTCCGGCATCTTTGACGTCTTCTTTAAAGTTTTCGGCATTAACTACCCTAAAATTTGATGTTACTATGGCTGTCATAATAGTTTCCTGTGTTTACCCAAGGTGAATGAAAGAATTCACATTATAGTTATTTATATCGGTTGTATTAGTAGTTTGCAGAGTTGTACTTCCTAATGCTTCCAATGTTTCGTTATAGTCATAAAGTTTGCTACTGTTTAAATAAGTATCGCCCTTTCTATTAAAGTAATTATTTTCTATATTAGATCTTGATGAATCTGCTTTGTGATTCAGTAAAAGAATCAGTATTGGTTCAAGGGTCTTAGCTCTAATTTCATTAGCTGCAGTAGAACCAACAAGTAGTCTTGGGTTACTGGAGTAACCGAACCCGGCATTAGTTAATGCGTAACCACTAATTTGACCATCAGTAATTGTAAAGGTAGCAGTTGCCTGTACATTACTAGCTAATAGGTTTCCGTCATAGTCTGTTGCAGTAGGTGGAGCAATATTAATAGTAGGAGCACTATTGTAGTCTTTATAATATTGTGGTCCTATAATCAGAGAGTGTACTTTACCCACATTACTGTTAGCCGTAACTACTGCATATGCATTAGCATAGTTTAAACCAGCACCTGCAATAGTAACAGAATCAATTCTACCATTACTATCAATAGTAGTTGTTAATGTTGCTGTAGTAATAGACTGGCCTGTTTTAGGATCACCATTCACTACAACAGTAGGAGCAGTACTATAACCCCACCCAGTATCTTTAATTTCTACTGCAGTAATGGCACCTGCAGCACTCAAGGTTATTGAGAGTAGACCAGACTGGTGAATTTGAGCTTCTACTGATGGCAAGAATACCGAAGCAAACATCTCAACAAGTAATGGTAGATCCTCAGCACCGATAGTTCCTGGTTGTCTATAGGGTAAAGATGATAATACCTTTCTATAAAGAGTATCACCTTCTGCAACATCTTCTCCTAATACTGCCTTGGTCAATTCTATAATCATTAGAATCTCACCAAAGAATTTAAATCCAGCCGGGTGTACTAACCTATTGAAAACATTCTCCCAAGAGGTAAGGTTCTGACCTGTTCTAATAAGGTAGGAAAACTTCTGGTATCTTAACGAGTCTTGTACTTTAATAGTATCTGATAAGAAACCCTTGTTATCCAAATACTGACCACCCTTAGGTAGAGCAGCATTCACATCCCAGTTACCCGAGGAAGGTATTAATGTTTTATCCCAAGGATATTTAACCTCTACCTCATCGTTAAACAATAGTCTAAAAAATATTTCAATGGAGTCTGATGTACCACGAACCTTATAGTATTCTATAATGGACTTATACAGGGTTCTTTTGTTTACGGTAATATCTCTTGGTATAACAGAAGCAATTTCTTTCTGCATAAGCTCTAAGAACAGATCACTATTATTATCAATGTCCATTGCTTGTTCTATATTATTCAATACATGAGAAGGACCAGGCCCTACCCAATGTTTTATAGGAGTAATAAGTTTGGCAGTACTACCATTATAAGCCGCGAGTCCCTGTACCTGAAAGGTCTTACCTATTTCGGAAGTTTCTTTAGCCAAAGATCCCGGGAGTTCATTACCATTTGATATAGAGATATTAATATTGTTAATAGCTACTATAGTAATATCCCCGGCAACATTAGTTACAGAGAATGTAGAATCAGCACCTTGCTCATCAGTAAAGAATTCTGAGTTGGTATTCTTAGGATCAGAAATTCTAAATACGGCTTTACCATCCAATATAATATCCGAGAAGGTTTCATTCTCAGCATATATGAATTCATCCATATTCATAAAGTCATAGTAAGCTTCTAATAGTAATTTAATACCCACTTGTTTAGTACTGACATAAGCCGAACTATCTAAAATCTCCGAGGGTATAAGAGAATCAATCCTTAATTTCTCTTTACTCTTCTTTACGGAAGATGCACGAGACTCAATATACCCTGGAGAGGATATATCGGAACTGTGATTAGTCATGTCTCTATTGTGTGCAACCATTATCGTAACCTAGATGATGTAGTGTAGTCTATAGTACCGGATGAACCACTCAATGCAATAGTATCAATCTGTGGTGTAATATTAACACGTAACGAGTCTATAGAAAGTAACTGATCCCGTTTGGGTGCCAGATCTAAAGAGTCAGGTGTTACTGTTACTCTTATTGATGCAACATCATCCACAGAAAAATTATTTAAAGTTAATGTACCCTTACTAGGTTCAACCAAACCGGCCTCACTTACAGTAGTAACATTAACTCCATCAACTACCTTATAAACAATTACTTGTCTATTGGTAGAACCTGCAATTGGTATATCTCCAAAGAAGTGATCTACAGTACCCACTTTAAAGGCTGTACTATTTACAATGAAGTTAGTAGAGGAGCCAGAAGAATAAAATTTTGAGGTAAACTTCAACGTGTGATTATTTGTACCCACCCCTAATAAAGGAGTGATATTCATAAACATATAAGGCCGTACACTACTATTCTGTATTGCGGGATCAGCTGCATCAATATTCTTTAATAGCTGCGAATGTCTAAACACCCCATCAAACTTATTTAATTCATTGAAGTTATAGTCAGAGATAGTATCACGTACCACGGCTGTTAATTCTACACTAGTCCTATCTGTTAAGTTAGGGTTATATTTAAAGAATACATCTAATTCCAGATTAGTATAATTAGGGTCTACTAATATAGGTGTAATGGAAACCACATTCTTACCCTTAAGGGTTACACCAGTGATCTCTGCCTTTTCTGCTACTGTGAGTACCTCAGCAACAAGCGGTCTAATAGAGATATAAACTTTACCGTAGTCTGGTGGATCATTGTCTTCCCCACCCCAACATGATATGGATGAGATATTAGTAAAGCCCTTTTGAATAATGGCTCTGTAGTCATCAGATGTTACGGCTCTATTTTGTGAGGTAAAGGTAAGAGGAGCATTGAATCGAATAGACTCAGTAGTCTCTCTAACAGCACCACCCGTAGCGGACGTGAGTGTGGTTAATCCAATAGTACTATAACCACCTATAGTATCCACCATGGTAAATACTGATGCACCGTTAGATTCTTCTCCCTCGGTGTACACGTAGTCCACCGTCACGATATTATTATTGGTTGGTTTATAACCGGTAACCCCATCTCCGAAATATGCTTCAAAGAAAGAATCGTTATTCTCTTGCATATAGTATACTTTGGAGGTAGAATCAATATTCAATAGAGATTCAAACTTGGTGTAGATATCAAATGACGTGGATTCCTCATTCTCTTGTACTCGTACCCTTAGAGTAGACACGTCTGCATCTTGATCTGATATTTGGAACTTCTGATTTTCTATATCGTTGTCCACTCTATATCTTAAAGTCTTGTATGAACCCTGGGCTATAGACACCTGATCAAAAGTGAAGGTCTTTTTAAGACTCGCACCCGTACCTGTAGTAACCATTTGAGCGGCCTGAGTGGCTAAGACCACATAAGAGTATGTCTCTGTATCCACTACCGTAGATAGTTTAGTACCTCTTGGTAGAGAGATGATACCCGTGGCAGGTAAAGACGCTGCATTCTCTTCTGTTACATCCAGAACAATTTTAATCTTGGCCTTAGGTGCCAATACAGAACGTGGAGTATAACCCAGTAACTTGGCCCGTGTGACTACATTACCACGTATTTGTGCTGAGTCAAGAAAGGCTTCATTAAGTGCGAAGTGAGCCGCTATGGCATTATAGTGTGTATTATATGCAAGTACATCCAATAGTGTACTAACACCAGACCCCTCAAAGTCATAGTCATTAAACGTAGACTGTGTCTTTAAGTAGTTCTTTAGATTTTGTTTAATCTGATCGAAATCAAGTTCCGTTACATTTAAATTAGTGGACATATTATCTTAACCTTCTTAGTATGATTTCAACCTGTTGATTAGTATCATATTCTTTTATTAGAAAATGAACCGTTACCCTATAAGCATTTATCTCTGACTGATCATCTATCTCAATACTATTCAACTTTACTCGGGGTTCGTGTCTACGTATGGTTCGTTGTATATTATCCCTTAGAGCAATCCTAGTAATGGCATCATTAGGTTCAAAGAGTAGTCCTCTAAGGTTAGCGCCTATGTCACTATTAAAGGGACGTTCAAAGAAGTTAGTGAGTAACAAATTCTTTACGGCATTCTTAACTGCTCTATCATCACGTAGGGATATAATATCTTTACGTGGTTGTGTAGTAGCCAATGAAAGGTCTAAGTCTGCCCATCCCTTAGTACGGGCTACAACACGTGCCTTAGAAAGGTTTCCGATTATACTTTTATCTGATAGTAGTGTAGACATAGATCTATTTATACCTTTTTAATAGAGGATAATTATGTTATGTACCCTTAGTGGGCGATTTAGTCTCTGCAGTACCCGGTGTTGGTGAACTTGATCCACCTGTGCCTGGTATCTCTACGTGAGTGTGTCCTGTCAGAGTAACAGACCCTGAAGCCGCTGAGCCATCTTCATTAGTAATTGTATTACCTGCATCATCTGTTGCTTGTGAACCAGCCTTAGCTGTAATCTCTGCAGCGCTAGTAATAGCTTTAGTCGTATGTAGTGTACCCGTGATAGTAGTGTTACCGTCAATGTTTACGATGTCGTCTATAGCGTTAATAGACACGGTGCCAGAGGGGGTGATATTAATAGTAGTGCCACTATGATGATGGATGTAAACAGTGTTAGCCACCGGGTCCATACTTAGGGTGTGCGTTATAACCTCATCGTCGTCATTTGGTATACTTCTACTCTTCAATGTAGTAAGACCATTAGGACTTATTTCAAATGCCGTCTTATTAACACCGTGTTGTATGTGTATCCTTTCTCCCTCG